AAGTAACGACTGAAGAATTTGAAACAATCATTAAGGAATTCTCTACTGCTTCTAGAAGATGGGCGAAATCAAATCGTCACTACTTCAACGTTTCAGAAGATGGTATCTCACTGTCGAAGTACGGCCAGAGAATCCTATCTAAAATTAAAACAGTAAACGAAAATGAATAAGATTCACACAACATTCGAAAGCTTTGTTAATGAGTCATTAGAGGTTAACGAAGCATTCAAGTCTTCAAAGTTGGCTTCTATTCTTGGCCTATCTTCGGCTAGGAAGGACATAATGAAAGCAGTTTATAATTTCACTAAGGTTAAGCTAGATGAAATTACTGACGATCAAGTGGTTGAACTACACCCAGCTGAGGCTTATAAGACCAAAGCTCACCCTAACGCTATCTTTTTCTATATCTCCGATAATGAGAAAGGAAACCCATACGCTGATCACAGTCAATCTAAATACACCGGTTACGGTACTATTCCAGGTAACACTCTTTTGGCCATTGCAAATGGTAAAAATGAAATGTTTGCAATGGATTACACTAGAGGATGGAATAGATCAGCTCCTTACGAACCAAAACTAAAGAATGCCGGTAAATACGGTAAAGAAGCTTCATCTATAGGCATTGACAAGCAACATTCTGGTTATGGTGCTTCAGGTCTATCAAACATCAAGAGAATTTCTGAGGTTTCAGATAGAGTTCTAATGTTTGATCCATCTATTCTTCCAAGCGCTGCAGATCAAAAAGCTAGCAGATCAGCTGCTAAAGCAGGCGCAACAGCATTCATGACAGATAAGGAATTCAAACAGGAGAACATGAACAGATACAAAATGATTCTTGCAACTAGAGCAGCCAGCGATGATATTGACGGTATGGTTGAAAAGGCAATTGAAACTGTAACTGGACATATTCAAAGCGCTCTTAAGAATAAGACTGCGGGTAGATACGAGTCAATGATCATTGGCACCGACAAGAAAGGTCGCGAAATCTCTATGAGAGATGCCGCTAACGTTATTTCTAATATACTTGACATGTATCAAAGTTATGTTAGATACACTAACGATGCTAAAAATCCTGAAGGTAGTAAATACTACACAAGAGAAGCTTCTACCTACGCTAAGAGCATTAAAGACAAGGTTAAAAAAGTAAATGACATGGATTACGCTTGGTAATCATTAAACCAACTAAAGATTAAACATATCTATAAATAATGAAACACGTAAAACTATTTGAACAATTCATCTTCGAAGCTTCTAACGAGAAGAGAATTAAAGAGATTCAAGCAGAATTGCAGGACATCGAAAAAGAAATGGAAGATGTTCAAGACGCTATGGACAATGGCGACTTTGATGAAGATGAGGCTGAACTTCGCCTAAATGATCTAGACGGTAACAAACTAGATCTAGAAGCTGAATTAGAAAAGCTTAAAGGTGGTGATAAAGACAAAGATCAAGAGAAAGTTAGACCAGTTGTTGCAAAAACAATTCAAATTATTGGAGAATTGAGTTATCAATCTTCTAAATGGTCTGCAATGTTGCAACACGTTCCATCAGATAAGAAAAATTTGATGAAATCTTTGAAAGAGAGAGACGAAGCAGAGGAGACGAAAGCAGATGCAGTTGCAGAAAAGGTGATTGCTAAATGCGATAAGTTAGAGGATAAAATGTCATCGGATATGTTAGCGCTATATTCTTTTGCTAAAGGTGAATATAAATCATCAAGAAAAGCTTTTATGAAAGCAGGATCAGCATTACAAGGTGTAAAAGAGACTTGTAAAGATCTTAAAAAGGGTTGCGATGAAGTTGCAGCTCGTAAAAAGACATACGACGAAGTATTTTCTAAATTTCAACAAGCTCAAGCTAAGTTAAGAGAATTGGCAAAAGTTGCTGGCGTTAGAGTCTAATCTCTAAACAATATAGAGCTATTAAAATGCCAAGCACTAGTAAATCACAACAACGTTTAATGGGAGTTGCATACGCCGTCAAGAAGGGCGATATGCAACTTTCAGACGTTGACGCGACTTACAGAAATAAGGTGTCAGATCTAGTAGACAGTATGACACTTAAACAACTTAAAGATTTTGCAGAAACAAGCCATGAAGGTCTTCCAGAGGTTAAGGAAGATACGATGTTCAGCACGTTGGGTGGAGCGTCTTTATCGAATCTTGGTCCAGGTATGTTGGGTGGGATGGGAGACCCTGTTTTACCCGATGCCGGCTCCGATGGTTCAGGAGATGTACCTGCCGGCCAAGGCGATGCTAAGGAAGAGTATCGTAAGAAAAAGAAAAAGAGACGTAAACTCTTAATGACAATGGAGGAATTCATTGTTGAAAAACAATTAAAGGCATTTTCACCTGATCAACCAGAAGAAGAATCTGTTGGCGGTGGAGATTATGAAAAGGGCTCAGTTCCCATTCCAGATCAAGAAATGATCGAAAAAGGAAATATGCTTAGCAAGGTTCGTCAAATTATTGGCATTGCTAACAATTAATCTGAAACTTTCCTCACGACTGCGATATAAATTACATGGCAGTCAATCAACAACTCTATTTTTTAAAGGCCCTGAACACTATTCGGTCATGTGAAAACATGACTCAATTGGCGGTTGCAGAGTCCGTGATGCAACAATATATTGACATGGAATTATCTTTTGTTAAAGAAGACGAAAACTATGACCATGAATGGCACATGTATACGTTGATGGCTGAACTTTCAACCGCAAAAAAACTTTTAAGTTAATGGGTGCTGAAAATCAAATTGAAGAAATTCTAATGGAGGCTGATGCATACGGCCTTCGTCTAGAGGTGATTGAAACCGCTAAAAAATTCATGGAAGAAGGAATCGAAAGAGTTGAATCGTACGAACTAGCATTTCAAGATTGGGTAAAATGATGACAAATTGGTTAGATTTAGACTATCAAAAACTGTTGAGCGATATCGTTCAAAACGGTAAGATCAAAGAAGACAGAACCGGCACTGGAACAAAGAGCTTGTTTGGAAGGCAGGTTCGCCACGACATGCGAACTGGATTTCCATTGTTGACCACTAAAAAGATGGCGTGGAAAACAATGGTGACTGAACTGCTATGGTTCCTTCGGGGAGATACTAACATCAAGTTCCTCGTTGAAAATGGGTGCAACATTTGGAACGGTGATGCATATAAAGCATACAAAAGTAGGACTAATAATCAAATGTCTATGGATGAGTTCATTGAACTTATCAAAACCAATGAACAATTTGCTGAAATAAACGGTGAGTTAGGACCAATCTATGGTAATCAGTGGCGTGAATGGGGCAGTCAATATGAAACCAATTACATTTTAGGCACTCAAACCAAAAGAAAACCAGGCATAGATCAGATCCAACAGTTGATTGACGACTTGAAGACTAATCCAGATTCTCGCAGATTGATGGTTAATGCATGGAACGTTGAGCAGTTGCCTAATATGGTTCTTCCACCGTGTCACTATGGGTTTCAAGTTTACACCACCGAAATGAGTATTAAAGAGCGTAGATCGCGCTGGGCTGAATCAATCGGGCACAATGATTATTATGCAGTTAACCTAGAACATGAAGATCTTGATGAAAGAGATTTTCCTCGCCGTAAGATTTCATTGATGTGGAATCAACGCTCAGTTGACACGTTCTTGGGTCTACCATTTAATATCGCGTCGTACGGACTTCTACTTACCATCCTTGGTAAGGCCGTTAACATGATCCCAGATGAATTGATTGGAAGTTTGGGAGATACTCATTTGTATCTCAATCACCTTTCACAGGCAAGTCAGCAAATTAGACGTGAGCCATTTGACTTACCATACGTCACAGTTGACATGCCAATCTCTGGCAAAATAGAGGATTTGACACATGACCATATTCGATTGTTCGAATATCAATGTCATGAGCAAATCAAAGCACCGTTAAGTAATTAACTTAACACACTAGAATAAGCCTGAGAGATCAGGCTTTTTTAGGGCTTAGCGACGACCACCTTGGCCTCTGTTCTTCTTCTTGTAGTTTTTACCCGTCTTGTGAACAGAGTTCTTCTTTTTAGCGTGAACGCCCGGTCTCTTTCTTTTAGGTTTGTCAAGAGACATTACTGATGCACTTGCTTTTGCCATTTCTACATAAGTGTGTTATTTAAGGGTTTATGAGCTATCTATTCGAAAAAAAGTTGCACTTTTTTCACAAAAAGTTTTTTCGGGTCAGATTTATTGGTTATATTTACTTATAACAATTGGTAATAGACACTATGAAAGTAAATCTCAAATCTCTCGCCGTTTCAGCTCTCAGTTTTCTGATCGTAGCTGGCTTAATGAAAGGTTCCGTTCAGGAATTCATTCACTTCGCTGACCCCATTAACGAACTCTTTACCGCCGCCCTTCTTGGAATGGTCGGTATCGCGTCTCTCACAATGTCTTTTGAAACAAAATCAAGTAAATAAATATAATCTAAACCTAAAATAAATTAAAACCATGGTAGCAACACTATCTAACGACGCAATCCTCACGCGGAAAGAGGAATCACTGAATGCACAAGCTCTTCGTAAGACTGTGCCAGTTCGAGACATCAAATTGATCGACGAAAAGACGATCGAGTATCAAGGTCACCGCATTGGAATCACTAATGGTGCTTTCAAGTCCTTGATGAAAATCATTGGAATGAGCAAGCAATTTGCTGATCGCTTTGAACGACTGTTCAATGCTGAAGCTAAAGCTCAATTCATCAATACGGTTAAGAACGCTATGGCTTCTAACCGCGGCAACTTAAGCCAAATCACTTTGGTTTTGAATCCAGTTTCTAAGTTGATTGTCAACTTTACCAAACATTCTAACGAGTTGATCTCAAACTCTCAGTTCATTGAGAATGCAGAAGAGATCATTGATCGCGGTAAGTTTGGAGTAGTAAACTGGACAACTGATCCTGGAACTGGTATCATTACCATCAATGCATTCAATCCTAATGCTTCATGGGCTGTTCCTGGTGATGAAACAGAAGTGTTCCAAGCGGGTATCACTCTTAAGAACTCACCTATCACGGGTTTTCAAGTATCTCCTTACGTAAATCGTATGTGGTGTACTAATGGCTTGACCACCTCAATGGCAGCTGACACTTACAACTTGACTTCATTGACAGCTGATTCAATGGAAAAGTTCAACGAGTACCTTCGTGATCTTGCTAAGCGCCAATTCATGCCAACTGAGTTTGACTCATTGGTTAAGAAGGCCAAGAACACTGCAGCTTCTTTGAAGGAAATGCAATGGGCTCACAAGTTGATTAAAGATGCAGGTGCAGGTGATCGTGCAGACAACTGGATTCCTTTGGCACAAAATGAATTAGCTTACTCTCGTGCTGGAGTTTCAACTAGCGAGTTGAACTCTAAAGAACTTGCTAACGCAACAACTGACCAATCTATCTGGTCTATCGTTAACGGAGTCACTCACTTTGCAACTCACGGTCAAGACATCGTTGAAGGTGTACAAGCACATGATGGTACTCGCTTGATGGTTCAAGCCGGTAACATTCTTGGTAAAGATTGGAACCTTGGCAATCAGGTTCGATCTCCCTTCTCCGGTTTTGGAACCCAAGTTGGAGAATTGCTCAACTAATTCTAATTGAAGAGCGGCCTAGTGCCGCTCTTCTTATCTCTATTCTATGAGTATTCTAACATACGCACAAATCTACCTTGGCCTAGGCATCTTCTTTTCACTATTGATGGATCTAATGCATTACAACATTCGCAATGTAGTTGATGAAGAAACCTACGAAAAGAATCGATACACTACGGCTGAAAGACTATACATGATTTTGGTTTGGCCATTGGTAATCTATTCAGTTATTCTAACCCTTTTTAATGGAACAACAGTTGAAGACTTAGAAAATAAAGTTGAAGCCGAGAAAAAGAAGTTAGAAGATCTTAAAAAGGAAGACGATGCTGAGAATCAGGCTTGAGACATCACCCTGGAACACCCGCCAAGAACAACTTAGAGACAACCCATGGCAGATGATGATCGTCTGTATGATGTTGAATCAAACCAACTACAAACAGGTAGAAAAAGTACGGTATAACTTCTTTGATCGATTTCCAACGCCTGAGGAATTGATGTTTGCATCAGATGAAGAGATCATTGAAATCATTCGATCTCTTGGATTCTATAATCGACGAGCTAAACAATGGAAACAATTTAGCCGCGAGTGGCTCGAATTAACAGACACTTTCAAAGATCCTGTCACCATCCCTGTGGATCGGTTGGGAGATTTAACAGGAGTTGGTAAGTACGCCCTCGATTCATGGAAGATCTTCCAGCTGTATGATTATTCAGTTGATCCGGAAGATCACGTTTTGAACTGGTACATCGATTGGGCTCGTCAAGAGGTTGAAAAGATTGAACGAGAGCAAAACGAACCCAAAGCAACTGTGGTCTATTACTTACACTACGAAGATGAGCGTGAAATGCAATCAGCGTGGAGTAAAAGACAAGATTTCGTTTGTTGCGTGTGGGCTCGAACTCACAGAGAGGCAATTGAAAAGACCAAGAGAATTGCAGGCGGCAAGCACATCAAGATCATGGGTCTCGCCAATGGAAAACCCGAGTGGGTCAATGAAACTAAACACCTTTAATTACGTATAATCTATATGGAAAACAAATCAATTGCACTAGAAGCTCACGAGCTTATTAATAATCGTTCAGAAGAAAAAGATCGCATGTATGGCCCCTTCTCTGAAGGCATGGATCGTGCAGCGATGGTCTTCAACGGTATGACAGGTTTAAATGTTACCGGTCGTGAAATGTACATGGCTTTAATCGCTCTTAAGTTTTCACGTGAAAGCTACAATCACAAGCGCGATAATCTCTTAGATGCGGTTGGTTATATTCAAGGTTTAGAAAACTACATCAACGAGAAGAATGAGTACCCAATTACTGAGTAAAGGAACCCAAGTCCACCATCCAAAATTTGGACGTGGATCCATCAAGGATTTCTACGAGTTTTATAACGTTATATTCGTTGATGTGGTATTTGAAAACCATGGAAATGAACCAGTCTATGTTAAATTAGACGACTTAAAAACGGAGTAATGAAAAGAATTATCGAACATTTTGAATCTAAAAGGTTAGGTCACAAACTACACCAACTTCAAAAGCGCTACAATCGAGCCATCGAAAACGGTTACACTGAAAAGGCTGAAGCGTATAAACGAAGAATAAATTCAATGGTCGAAAAACTATCACATATCAAAGGACATGGAAGCTAACTTCACAATCAAAAAGAACGGTCAAGAATTTATGACCGCAGACAAATTAAACTGGATTTCTTACACGGCTAAAGACAAAGTTGGTAAGAGAATTGAAACCAATCCAGCCCTAAATTATGCAATGGCGCTCGAACTCGAGGTTGCAGATATTAATTCATTAGATCTAGCAAACTTGAAAAAAGCACAGGTAAAAAACTCAGCTGCATATACAAGCCCATTGATTACAAGTGTGGTTGAAAACTCAAGAGAGTATGTCAAATTCGAGTGCGGAGAAGACGTGTTTGAAGTATTGATCAAAATCAATACCACTCCAAAGCCTCGTACATCACCTGTAGGCCCTGCAATGTAATGGCTAGAATGCCTAAACTTGATGAGTTTCACTATCATGAAATGACAGATCGATTGAGCGTCATTATGATGGTGATTGAAAACAATTTGACTCAGCATCCAGTTGCTAAGTTGAATAAAGACATTCAAACGCTAATTGACGAGGCTAACGACAAACTGGCCGAAGCGTATCAAATAGCTGGAAATCTTGAAATAAAATATGAAAATGATTAAAGATATTTTTAGAAGAATACAACGTGTCATCGACTTTCTACCCATGATTTGGAAGGGTTATGACTTTGATTTCCGTTACTCAGTAGAATTATTCAAGCACCAACTTGAACGTCAGGCCAAGTTCTTTGAATCTTCTAAATCTTATCGTCGTGATTCTCTTCATCAAGCTTCTAGAATTAGAACTGTCATCAAACTAATGGACATTGTATATGATGAAAAGTATAATGACGAAATGGCAGTCATGATGGAAAAGATATACGGCGAGCAAAAGTTTGAGTTTATTGAAAACAAAGCAACTGGCATGTATTCTCTTGACATTAGATGGGAAAAGGCAGTTGATGATCAACACAACGAAGAGATCATGCAAATTTGGTCAGAGCAGATGAAAATAACTGCATATAAAACCAAACGAGCCCATGACATCCTGTGGAGAATGATTGAACATAACATAAGATACTGGTGGGATTAAACAAATCCCACTTCGTGTATAAAATAACTAAACGTTTCTTAAAATGAAGATAGCATTAGTACTAGCTAAAGGAGTAGAAGGATGTGGATTGACTCGCCACACCATTGAATTTTACAACTGGTTGATTAAAGAAGGTCACGAAGCAACCATTTACGCAGCAACAGAAAAGATGTGGCCTCGTCACAAGTCAACTGACATTATTGCAACTAACTTTAAGCGCAAAGACATTCCTAAGGTCGCTAAAGAATTGAACGAATGTGATGTGGTCTATTACACTTCATTCCCTCACAAATCAGTAGGTGATGAATTTAACGAAGACTTTATCGAACATTGTGTATATGGTCTAACCAAACCAGTAAAGGTTGGTAACTGCCTTGACCACAACATGGCGAATCTTAATAAGAACCATCGCTATTGGGAGATCATGAGTCAAATGGATGCAATGTTCAATTACTCGTTGACATCTAACTTCGCAAACAAAATGCGTGAGCACGCTCCAAACACTCCATTGATTGAGATGAATCTCAATCCTTACGATTACGATGCTTGGAAGCCTGTTTGGAAATCAGCTGAAAAGCAGACTCGAAGAATCACTTACTTTGGTCGTTTCGCTGGATTTAAGGATCCATTCAGAATGTTTGATTTGATGAACCTTTTGAAAAATGAAGACGTGGTAACTGAAGCTCGAGGCGTTGAACGTTCTATTGGTGCCCTACCAATGTTCTTGAACGATGATCGCACTCCACGTCAAGATGTATTTGAAGTCCATGACACGAAGAATCCAGTCACATATCCTCAACTCACTGATAAGGTCTACATTTACGGTCCTTATAATCTAGCTGAAGGTATGGGTGAGTTGTCAAACTCAATGTTTGGTGCAGAATTCTTTAACCTACCCGAACGCCTTTACGGCTCAATGATTGAGTATGCAATGTGCGAGGTAATTGCAGCAGGTACCATTCCTTTGTTTGATAAACACTGGGGAGATCACGTTATTCACCGTACTGAAGGGGTTCCTTTCAGTCAACTAAAAGATTTTGCAATCTTCGTTGATAAGAATAACGTTGAAGCTTCAATTCCTCAGATTCTAGAATTGGCAGCTGATCACAAGCGTCGAGATGAATTCAGACAGAATTCATTCCGTCTAGCTAAATTGCACAATGCACCTGAAGTTGTTAACACTGATTTGTTCAATGCTATCGCAAGTGTTAATAAAAGACAAACAGAAAAGCCAATTACTTTACAAACAAATTCACTTTTCTAAGTACAAGATATATGGCAAACACAGATAATAAATGCTCAGACCTTAACGTAGAAGATTTCTACACAGGCGTTGAAGACACCTTTGGTCTAATCTACAACAAGCAAAAAGAATTACAAGCTCGCCTTGGATTTGACTTCACAGGTTGGACCCTTAAGCAGATTGCAGACTTTTGGATGGTCAACAAGCACGCTCTAAGTGATGAACTAAACGAAATGTTCGATTCACTAGGAGGTGTTAACGATGGAATTGGTTCAGCTGCATGGAAGTACTGGAAGAAGGATAACGCTAAGGCAGTTGACATGAAAGTTGAAGATCTTAGTGAAGCAGATCGATTGGAACTCTACTATGAGTGGGTTGATGGCTTGCACTTCTTCATGAATTTCGCAATTTCAATCGGTATGACTTCAAAAGATGTAGTCAACCTTTACATGGCCAAGAACGCAGAGAATCACGATCGTCAAAACCGAGGATACTAATGTTATTAGACGTAGAACAAAGAGACAAAGAAGTCATTATTTCATATTACGACAAGGAAGGCAAGGTTAATTTCAAGCGCTACCCTGTTGAGCAATTTAAGAACTGGTACATCACCGATCCAATGGATCGTTATAAACATGAGACCTTGACAAACTGGGACGGTCGTCCTATCAAGTTGGGTCCTGCTCGCCAGTTCAATAAGTTCTCTTTGATCTATTACTTAGACAATTTACCCGAACGAGACAAAGAAGAAATCTTTGCATACAATCTTCCTCGTACATACTTTGTCGATATTGAAACCGAGATCGTAGATGGTTTCCCTAAAGCTGAAGAAGCCAAATCACGAATCCTAACATTCTCAATCATTACGCCAGAACGTAAGGCCATTGTTCTTGGATTAGAAGAACTTTCTCTTGAAAAAGTTAAGAAAATCGAAGCTGACACTAATGAATACTTCAAACAATTCGATCAGGATTGGACCTTTGAATACCGTCAGTTTAAGAATGAACATGACATGGTGGCAACATTCATTTATCGGTTCTTACCTAAGTTTCCGATGATGACGGGCTGGAACTTTATCAACTATGACTGGCAATATATCGTTAACCGATGTAAGCGTCTCCAGATTGACATCAAAGAAGCCTCAATGACTCAATCACTTGATAAGAATGATTCTAGACCGCTGCACATCGGCATCTTAGATTACATGCAATTGTATGATAAGTACGATCGCACGGTCAAGGTAAAAGAATCTAATGCTTTGGATTATGTATCTGGTCAAGTACTGAAGACAAATAAGATCAAGTATAATGGATCCTTACAGGACCTTTACGAGAATGACTTTACAAAATACGTATTCTATAACGTAGTTGACTCATGTCTAGTCTATTATATAGATCAACAGCTTAAGTCAATGGAAGTTCTATTGACCCTGGCTTCAATCACCAAGATGCCTCTCTATAAAGCTGCATCACCAGTTGCTGTAACGGAAGCTCTGATTGCACGTAAGATGTCAGCCCTTAATAAGAGAATTGGATCAGAACAAAGAGATGAAGGTTCAAAGGATGGCCAATATGCTGGTGCTTATGTTAAAGAACCGGTTGTTGGTTTCTATCAAGGTGTATCTGCATTTGACTTTGCTTCACTGTACCCCTCAATCATGCGACAGTTTAACATCTCACCTGACTCATATAAAGAAATCATTCCAAAGTCTGAGATTCCTGAAAGACGAAAGAATGAAGATGAAATCGTCTGTGTTAACGGAGTTGTGTACGATAAGAAAGATTCAATATTGAAGCAAATTCTTTCAGATCTTTACACACAGCGTAAAGAATATAAGGCAAAATCTTACGAGTATTTCACTAAAGCTGAAGAAGCTAAAAAGGTACTAAAAGGATTTTAATCAGTTATTATATTTAGAGCCCCTCGTAACAGCCATGATATATACAATGTATCGTAAAGTTACACCCCGGGTCCATCAGTTCTAATGAATTAAGGACCCTTTGTCGTCTAATAGCAATAGTAAAAAAAATACGTTTTTTAAAAAATGTCAAAATCTCAATTATTTAAAGAAAGAATAGAATTTAAGCCCTTTGAATATCCAATTTATTACACAGAGGGATGGCTAAAACAAGCACAGGCCTTTTGGCTTCATACGGAGATTTCGATGCAAGGCGACGTGAAAGATTGGAATGAAAATCTTTCAGCATCTGAAAAGAATTTGGTCGGTAACATTTTATTGGGGTTTGCACAGACTGAATGTGCAGTTTCTGATTATTGGACCGGCATGGTAACCAATTGGTTCCCTAAACATGAAATTAAGCAAATGGCAATGATGTTTGGTTCGCAAGAAACCATCCATGCAACAGCGTATTCATATCTAAACGAAACATTAGGCCTTGAGGATTTTAAGGCATTCTTACATGAGCCTTCAACAGCTGCACGTTTTGAGTTCTTGATGGGTACTACAGCGGATTACACCCATGAAGATTTGGCTAGGTCAGCGGAAGCTCGAAAAGACGTTGCTCGTTCATTGGCTATTTTTTCAGCCTTTGCCGAAGGAGTAGCTCTATATTCTTCATTTGCGGTTCTATACTCGTTTCAAATGAGAAACCTTTTAAAGGGTATTGGTCAGCAAATGAAATGGTCAGTTAGAGATGAATCTCTTCACTCAAAAATGGGATGTCAATTGTTCCGTCAAATGTGTGAAGAGTATCCAGACCTAAGAAATGCAGTACAATCACAGGTTGAAGAAGCTGCACATCTTATGGTCGAAATGGAAATGAATTACATCGATAAGATTTTTGAAGCTGGCGATCTAGAAAATCTAAATGCATCAGACTTAAAAGAGTTCATCAAGAAAAGAGCCAATGAAAAGCTCAATGAAATTGGTTATGAATCTATCTTTAAGTTTGATGAATCAGCAGCCGCAGAACTTGATTGGTTCTATCACTTAACAGGCGGGCATACGCATACAGACTTCTTCGCAGTACGCCCTACGGATTACTCAAAGGCTGGTGAAGATGAAAACTGGGATGAAGACGATTTGTTTTCTTAAACAGATTTGAATCTAGCGGTATAAAGTACATAAGAATTATAGAATGGAAGAAATTAATCATGGTGAATTTTTAGGATGGGAAGTTGGAGTTGACTTTCCAATATGGGCCAACACTGAAGTTTACGTTAAAACAGTATCTAAAGGTTATCTTTTAGAAGGTGAAACACCAAAGGATGCATATTGGAGAGTTGCTACCACTGTAGCAAAGAGATTACGTAAGCCTGATTTGGCTAGTAAATTCTTTGATTACATGTGGAAGGGTTGGTTGAACCTAGCAACTCCAGTTTTCTCAAACACTGGAACCGAAAGAGGTCTACCAATTTCATGTTTTGGTATTGATGTAGGCGATTCAATTCAAGAGATTGGTAACAAGAATCTTGAAATGATGCTACTTGCAAAACACGGTGGCGGAGTTGGAATTGGAGTTAATATGATTCGTCCTGCAGGTTCGAACATTTCACAGAACGGTACGTCAGATGGCGTAGTTCCTTTTATTAAGATCTACGATTCATCGATTCTAGCGACAAATCAGGGTTCAGTTCGTCGAGGTGCAGCATCAGTTAATATCGATATCGAGCACGGTGACTTTTGGGAGTGGCTAGAAATTAGAGAACCCAAAGGAGACGTTAATCGTCAATCTCTAAATATGCACCAATGTGTTGTTGTCTCAGATTCATTTATGATGAAGCTTGAACAAGGAGACAAGGAAGCCCGTAAACGATGGGCTGCAGTTCTTCGTAAGCGTAGAACGACCGGCGAGCCTTACATCATGTTTAAAGGTAACGTTAACCGTCAAAATCCAGATGCTTACAAGAACAATCAGTTAAAGGTTTTTATGACCAACATTTGTTCTGAGATTACTCTTCATACTGACGAGAACCACTCATTCGTTTGTTGTTTGTCTTCAATCAACCTTGCAAAATACGACGAGTGGAAGGACACTGATCTGGTTTACACTGCAACATGGTTCCTAGACGGCGTCCTAGAAGAGTTTATCACACGTGCAAAATACATGCGTGGCTTCGAGAACTCTGTTCGTTCAGCTGAAAAAGGTCGAGCACTGGGTCTTGGAGTTCTTGGATGGCATACGTACCTACAAGAAAGAGGTATTGCATTTGACGCAATGGGCGCACAATTTGAAACACGTAAGATCTTCTCTCAAATTAAGATTGAATCGGAACGAGCTTCACGAGACATGGCAAAAGTGTATGGCGAGCCACTGTGGTGTGTTGGAACAGGTATGAGAAATACACACCTTCGTGCCATTGCCCCAACAGTTTCAAATTCAAAACTGTCAGGAAACGTATCAGCGGGTATTGAGCCATGGGCTGCCAACGTTTTCACCGAGCAAACTGCAAAAGGTACATTCATTCGCAAGAACCCAACCCTTGACACGGCACTGAACATGATCAAACTAAACTCTAAAGAAGTTTGGGATCAAATTTTGATAGATGGTGGATCGGTTCAAGGAGTAGAATCTCTTGACAAGTGGTACGCCAAAGAAGGTGAGAAATTCACATACATCAATCAAAAGGAATATGATAAACTTTCTGAAATTGAAAAAGACAAGTGGGTTCCATTCAAAGATGTATTTTTGACCTTTAAGGAAATCAATCAAATGGAATTAGTTCGTCAAGCCGGTATTCGTCAACAATACATTGACCAAGCGGTTTCACTTAACCTTGCCTTCCCTAACGAGGCTGAACCCAAGTACATCAATCAAGTTCACCTAGAGGCATATAAGCAAGGCGTTAAGACATTATACTACATGCGAACAGAATCAGTGCTAAGAGGAGATATTGCTCAACGAGCAATGATTGACTGCTTAAGTTGTGATGGATAGCATTATTTAAGAACCCGCTTTGAGCGGGTTTTTTTATGTGAAACAAATTACCAATTTTACTATACAATAACTAAACGAAAATAATTAAGCATGAAAATTCAAATCAATCGCGTAGATCAGAACCAATTCGTAGAGTTCGTTAATCGCCTGAAGTCAATCGATTCATTCCTGTACTTCAAGTTGCGTAACGGTAACATTCAATCTGCGGTTTATCTACCACAACGTGATGCAGTTAAAATGCATTCACAGCCAATTTCAGAGTTGTTCACTGTCGATGGTGATCTTCCTGAAGGTAAGGAAATCAAAGTTGCTTTCTTTGACGCTAACAAAGTTCTTGAAGCAATTAAGATGTTTGGTTCAGATCAAATCTCAGCAGAGATCGAATTGATCGAGAACGAAGAAGACTATGTATCATCTACAATGAAGATTTTCAATAATGAACTTGAAATCACACTAGTTTGTTCTGAACCTTCTCTTGGTTTCAAAGATCTTACAGATTCTCAAATTGAAGGCATCTTTTCACGTGAAGGGTCGGCATTTGATTTTACGCTTGACACTTTCACACTTGGTAAAATCAAGTCACTGTTTAATCTTGATAAAGATGAAACGTTTGAAATTAAAGCGAATGGCGAAGGTGTTCGAGTTAAAGGTAAGACTTATAACTATCAAGCAGGTTCAGAGTACAATGGTCAATCAGCTTCTGCAACCCTTTACAAAAAGTATTTGAATCTTCTAGACCGTGAAGAGTACGCAGTTTACGTATCAGCAAATAAGGTTGTTATGAAGTCTAATGACTCTAACACATTGTTGACGATTGCTACTTGTCAAACGGCTGAATAATGACTTTAGAAGAACTAAAGAATACTTCCCTAGATCGACTAGGAAAAGACGAGCTACAAAGCTTGGTGGACTATTATCAAAAAGAGTCCGCCAAGTTTACGGCTTATGAGCAAGCGGTTAAGGTAACGCTAAACTCAGTTTACGGTGCATTTGGTAATAAGTGGTTTCACTTCTTTAATCTAGATATTGCCGAATCAATTACCTTACAGGGTCAAAACGCTATCCTGTATTCTGAACAAGTATTAAATAAGTACTTTCATGATTTTTGGCATAAAGACACTAAGTTACACGAACACATCGGCGTAACAGTTAAAGGACAATGCCACCGCCCATCTGTAATTTACATTGATACTGATTCGTGCTACGTACAGTTCGATGAGATGTATAAAACATGTGAATGGACAGGAGAACCGATGACCATTGATACATTCATCCTAGCAGTATACAATTTTAGAATTAAAGAGTATATTGTTAAAGCAATGGAAAAGTATGCAGTAGCAGCCAACACCGATAACTTCTTAGTTTTTGAGCTAGAAACAGTGGCCTACTCTGGCATTTGGATGAGTAAGAAAAAGTACATTCAGGATATTGCGTGGGATGATAAGATTCCTACGACTGAACGCCATAAGCCACTGAGTAAAGTAAAGACCATTGGATTTGATACCATTCAATCCTCTACTCCTACGTTTGCTAGGGCTAAATTAACAGAGGCCCTTAAGATTATGTTTAATGAAGAGGCTGGCCCTACAGCAGACACCCTTCAAAAACTTACATCATTCTTAAGCGAAGCCAAGAAGCAGTTCAAGATGGCCAAGCTCGATGAAATTGCGTTCAATAAGAGAACAAATAACATTGAAAGATATATTGTTGATGATCATATTGAATTTCAGTTTGGTCTAAAGTGTCCGCCCAACGTAAAGGCTGCAGGATATTACAACTTCTTGTTGAACAACAACCAAAAATTCAAATCAAAGTATCGACTGATTGGTAATGGTGAGAAGTTGAAGATCTATCACGCAATTGATCCAGGTGGAATTTCAGACGTATTTGCATACCTTCCAGGAGATCATCCTTATGAATTTGCGCCACAGGTTGATTACGAAACACAGTTTGAAAAATCAATCATTGATCCCTTGAATCGATTGTTAACGTCAGTTGGATTACAGTCCATTAATCGTAATCTAATTTACTCAACTTCTTTGTTCTAAACAAAACACATTCACGTAGTATAAATTAAAATACACTAATCATGGAAGATAATAAACTCATGACCCAATTAGTTGAACTTCACACTGAAAATCCAAACGACATGGAATTTGGAGCATCTGTTCGCAAACTAGTATGGGATTACATCCAGCAAAACAGTCCAGCTTACTAAAAATATGGCACTCAGACCAAGAGACCTTGAAGGTCTATCACAAAACGAAATATTCTTTGTTGAACGATATGATTTCATTTACCGTGAGTTGAATCGTCTACAGGATAACATGTCAAAGATTGAAATCGAGACAGGTAAACTATTAACAGAGCTTCAAGCTCTTCGAGAAAAAGAACAACAAACCCTAGAAAACAATGGCGAAGAAATTAACTGAATTCACATTTGAAGATCTTAACGCAGAGTTGAAGGACATCAATCCGTTAGGTTCTATCATGGAACACTCTTCTTTTAGTGAAGTTACAGAGTGGATCGACACCGGCAACTATAACCTGAACGCATGTATCTCAGGGTCTGTGTTTGGCGGATGGCCAAATAATAGAGCATGTTCGGTTGCTGGTCCTTCAGGAACGGGTAAGACATATTTGATGTTGAACACGGTGAAGAGGGCAATTGACATGGGCTACAGTATCATCTATTATGATTCTGAAGCTGCGGTGGATCGAGATCAAATGAAGAAGTTTGGCATTGATACAAACAAAGTTAACTATCAACCCGTTAATACGGTTCAAGATTTCCGTACTTCAGTCACCCGCATCACCAAGAAAATGCAAGATGCAAAAGCATCAGGCGCAGAATTGCCTAAGATCCTAATTATTCTTGATTCTGCCGGTAACCTTGCAACCGCAAAGGAAATTGACGATGCTGCATCGGGGTCTGATAAGTCGGATATGACACGTTCAAAGGTTCTAAAGTCAATCTTTAGAATTATCATGACTCCGATGGCAGATCTAAAGATTCCTTTCTTGTTCACCAACCACACATATCAATCACAATCCTTTATCCCAACTCAAATTGCAGGTGGAGGTACAGGTCCTGAATATGCAGCGTCAATCGTTTTATTCTTGAACAAGGCACAATTGAAAGAAGGAGATCAGAAAGCAGGTATTATCGTTACTGCGTCACCTAACAAGAACCGTTTCGCTAAACCTTCAAAGATCAAGTTTCACTTGCACTTCTCTAAAGGCATGAACCGTTACGTTGGTCTTGAAAACTACGTATCATGGGATATTTGCGGTGTCGATCGAGGAACTATCGATCCTAAGACCGGTGAGAAGATCTTAAAGAAAACTGCACGCACTTGGGTTTGTGAACACCTTGACGAAGCAGTCGATAACAAAGACTTCTTCACTGATAAGGTATTCACGACTGAGGTTCTAAAGAGAATCGATGCACACATTCAACCGATCTTCAACTACAATATGGAAGAGATCGAAGATATAAACATTGATGAGATCTTAGAAGATGTTGCTAACGATTAACGAAGATCGTCTCCCAATTAAATTTATCCTAGGGATTGAAAAGGATCTGGAAAGTTATCCAGATCCTTTTGACATCTTACATTTCTATATCAATCTGGCCTATCGTAATCCAGATCGTTATAAGGATAGTTTTACCAAACATGCTGTAGTCCAATATCACTTCAAAGACTTTTCACCAGAAGTGATCGATGCATCTCTAAATAAACTATTAGAAGAAGGTTATTTAGAACAGACTAAAGATCAACCGGGCAAAGAAGCCTACAAAATTATAATAAATCCATTCGAATGATTGTAGTAATTGATAACTTCGTAAAAGATGAAATGTTGCTTAAAGATATTGCAGCTGATCAAACTTTTTTTGCCGATCCCGGTGTTTATTATTACTGGGGAGGATGGTGGGATTCATCAGCTAATACAATTAAGAAAAGATTGATTGAATATATTTGGGGACATAATTGTCCAATCAATGAGAGCTTTAATATCAATGGATTTGAATATTGGACTGGAATTCAAACTGCTAATCCAGAAAAAGGATTCAAAAATATTCTTGGAAATCATTACGATAAAGATGAAGCTTGGTTTGAAAAAACTGGTGCTATTGTGATTCCATTAATAGGAACAGTATATTATCCAGCAGGTCAAGAATTTGAAGGTGGAGAATTAGCAATTTACACAGACGGAGTGAACTCTCCACCTGAGATCGTAAAGGCTAAACCTAATCGATTAATTATCTTTGGAGCAGGCAATTATGTTCATGAAGTTAAACCAGTAACGAGTGGAACTCGACATGCAATTGCAATTAATCTATGGGAAAATGAACCATATAGTAAACAAGTTGGTCAATTTCGTATAGAAGCCTAAAATATACTCAATAATGCAGTTCGGTCAAGATTTTGAAAAGATATTCTTTAAGCTATCTCTACAGAGGGTAAAGTATTTAGATACCATCAAGGGTGGTTTCTACACTTCTGAAGAGATTGATCACTTATCTAAATTAGCTCACAAGTTCTACGAGCGGTTTCACGAGACTCCTTCTAAGGATCAGATGAAGCTACTCGTTAAGAGTTCAAAGCAAAAAGAAAAGGTAAGTGATGAAATGATTGACCTCATCTATGATGTCAATCTACATGAATACGATGACGAATGGTTGACCTCAACCGCAGAGTCTTGGATCAAATGGCGCAACTTCAATGAATCTCTCGCAGATTCAATCGAGTTCATTAAGACCACTACAGTTACACCTGAAAACGTTGATGCTTTAGTCAATAAGTTTAAAGGTCTAATCAATGACCGTAACTCAATTAACTTTGATTCTAACCTGGGTCTAGACTTCTTTGACCCTAATGCCCACGATCAAAAAGAAACTGAAAAGGTAAGTTCGGGTTACAACTTTATTGACCGTCTTCTTGGCGGTGGATATGATAGAGGTGGTAACTTAATTGTTTACGTTGGTGAACAAAACATCGGTAAGTCAATCTTTCTAGCGAATGATGCTGCAACCGCTGTTAAAATGGGTCACAACACTGCGGTCATTACTGCAGAAATGGCGGACCATAAGTTTGTAAAACGTATTGGTTCAAACCTTCTATCAATTCCAATCAACGAGTACCAGGAAAAGTCAAAGAATAAGGACTACATTCAACGTAGATTGGAAACTGTTGGTAATGGTCTAACTCCTCCTGGAAATCTATTCGTTAAACAGTTTCCAACTTCACAGGCGACGGTTCTCGATATTGAATCGTACCTCAAACAAGTTGAAGAAGAAAAGAAAGTAAAACTAAATGTAATCGTAATTGACTACATTAACATTCTTTCAAATTACAGAAATCCAAACTCGGAGAACACCTATCTGAAAATCAAACAGATCGCTGAAGATCTTCGTGCAATGGGAGTTCGTAACAATTGGCTAATTGTTACAGCGACACAGATCACGCGTTCAGGATATAATGCATCTGACATCTCAATGTCTGACGTTGCGGAATCTGCAGGTCTATCACACACTGCAGATGTAATGTTGGGTATTATTCAAGATGATTTGATGCGAGCGAACTTTGAGTACTGGTTGAAAATCCTAAAGATCAGAGATGGTGAAGGTAAGGGTACAAAATGTAGGTTGATAATCAACTATAATATGATGAGACTAAACGAAACCGAGGACATCACCGGTTCAAACATACATACACTATAAGATATGTCACGCGAAAGACACGATAAAATATTTGACAACAACTTCGAATCAACTGAATTCGAATTGGATGGCTCCATGACCTTTAACCTCAGTCCACAATGGACTGATGATCGACCTGAAGAAGAAAAGATTCAACAGCGAATCCTACAGGAAAAGATTCACGCTCTAATTGAATCTTCACGATTCAAAACCTTTAATGATCTAGACGAGTTCTCAGATTCACGTAAGTTGAAGAAGAACGACATCAATAGCGTTTATGATTACATTGAAGGAGAACTTGTACGTAACCACTCTAGAATTGAAATCTTTTCTGAGTTATGCGATTACTTTAACGTTCACCCAACCAAGTTCTATAATTCCCTATCAAACACCTTTAAGGAGGGTTTGATTGAAGAACTTGACAACAAAACAGGAATTCTTAAGAAGAAGAACATTAACCGATTATTCTAATGATCGATCAGAAAACACTTCAACAACCCGTTAAAAGGGTGTGGATCCTAGGTGATATGCACTTAGGGGTTCGTGCCAATTCTCAGGAGTGGTTGGAAATTCAACAGGACTTTTACGATAAGGTGTTTATTCCAACCCTTGAAAAGAACGTTCAACCTGGTGATGTGTTGGTTCAGGTTGGTGATGCATTTGACAATCGTCAGTCCATCAACCTAAAGGTTCTCCACTATGCAATCAACCTGTTCGAAAGACTGGGTAAGATTCTACCTACACATGTTATTGTTGGTAACCACGACATTTGGGCCAAGAAATCTAATGACGTGTCTGCGATTGATTCAATCAAGTGGATCCCAGGTGTACAGGTTTATAAAGACCCGATCGAATATAAGTGGTTAGACAAGAAGATCTTACTGATGCCATGGAGAAGAGACGTTGATCATGAGTCTGAAACCCTCGCTGAGTTTCCTAACTCTAACATCGTTTTCTGTCACTCAGAAGTACGTGGCGTTGCATTGAATTCAAAGGTTAAGAATGAACATGGGTCTGACTCTCAAAACTTTGATCGTTATGACGCAGTGTATTCAGGTCACATTCACTACCGTCAAAAGAAAGGACAACTCCGAATGGTTGGTACTCCGTACCAACTAACCCGTTCAGATTCTGGAAACCCTAAAGGATTTGACCTGGTTGACTTGTCAACAATGGAAGAAACCTTCTTTGAGAACAAGTATTCACCCAAGTTTGTAAAGTACAACATTACTACACTGTACAATACCACTCTAGGTGACTTTAAGAAACACATTGACAATAACTTTGTTGATCTGTACATTCCAAGTTCGATTGCACAGACTGCATCCCTTGGCACCCTAATTCAGAAGATTCAAAAGTCCGCTCGACGAATCGAACCCAACATCTATCAGGAACAAGACATCATCGACAAGGATCTGTATGATATGGATGAGATTGAAGGACAGTACAAAAATTATAACATCCAACACCTATTCAGAACCTACGTAGATGGGTTACCTCATGACGATGAAATGAAACAAAAGATACATCAGACTCTAAAAGATCTACATGACAGATGTGTCTATAACTACGAGGTAAACACTGAGGAAGGATGAAGATTAAGTCGATAGAGTTTAAGAACATCGCATCTTACGGAAACAAGGTTCAAAAGATTGAATTCTCTGACGATAAGGCGGAGTTGTATTTGACCCTGGGTAAAAACGGTGACGGTAAGACCACCATTGCGAATGCAATCATCTTTGCCCTGTATGGTAAGGTTGAAGGTGTTCGAATGTCAGATCTTCCAAACCGTATTAACCGTGAATTATGGGTTCGTATCAAACTTCAGTGTGGTACGATGGACATTGAGATTGAACGTGGTCTTGCACCCTCTAGGTTCTCAGTCCTAGTTAATGGGGTTGAGTTTGACAAAGCGGGTAAGAGATCAGTTCAAGAGTATCTTGAAGAAGAGGTGTATGGAATTCCATATCACGTATTCAAGAACATTATTATCCTATCAATCAACGACTTTAAATCCTTCTTGACCATGTCCCCAATGGACAAGAAACAGATCATTGACCGTATGTTTGGGTTCTCAATCCTGAACGACATGCAACGAACCGTTAAGGAGGAACGTAAGAACCTAAAGACGGATATTGATTCGTATGACACTGAACTGCGACAGATTGAAGAATCAATCGTTCAGGTTAAAATGAAGTTGAATCAATTACAAGCGGAGAGTGATGAAAAGTCCAAGGGTCAGATTGAAAAATTAAAGTCACAACTGGTAAAGTTTGATGACAATCGTAAGAAACTTGAAGAGGCAAGAGATCAGATCACTGACAGGATTGGCACGTTTGAAACTGATCTTGAAACCAAGACCTCAAGTTACACCAAACTAAAGTACGAACTTGAATCTGCGAAGAGAAAACTGTCCCTATACGAGAACAACACCTGTCCAACTTGTGAAGCACCTTTAGATTCTGAATTTCACGTTCACAAGAAAAAGGAGTACAAAGACCGAGTTAATGAAACTCCAGAACAACTTCAAAAGGCGGAACAAGAGGTTCAATTAATCAAACAAAAGATTAATGATACTCGTGTTAAAGAACGTGCGGTCTTAGATAAGGTTTCAACCCTGAATACCAACATTCGTTCAATCAAGAATGAGTTGATTAAGATCAAAGAAACGGTTGG